TAATTTTTGTAGTTTCAGTTCTTTATTTATATTTGCAAAGTTAACAGCCAGTGCAGGGCTTAACAACTAAAAGAAATTTACCTCTTACGGGGCGGGCTGCACTCCCAAACCGTAGGGGGTTTTTTATTTTATATGGAATACTTAGATTTTCTCAAAACAAAACAAAAGCGAATTATTGAAAGTGGATTTGATTGTAATAATTTGCACACCGGGTTATTTGATTTTCAAAACTACATTGTTAAACGTGCTTTAAAACAGGGCAGGTTTGCCATATTTGCTGATTGTGGGCTTGGTAAAACATTTATGCAATTAGAATGGGCTAACCAAGTTTATAAGCATACTAAGCAACCTGTATTAATATTAGCACCTTTGGCAGTTGCAGGGCAAACCATAAAAGAGGGTAACCGATTTGGTATTGATGTTAGGTTGGCTTTAGTTGATAATACAGCTAACATACAAATTGCCAACTATGAGCAACTTGATAATATTGATTGTTCTATTTATAGTGGAATTGTGCTTGATGAAAGTTCTATTCTTAAAAATTTTGAGGGAAAAATTAGAAATCTAATAATTGACGGTTTCGCTAATACTCCGTTTAAGTTAGCTTGCACCGCAACTCCAAGCCCTAACGACCCTATGGAATTAGGCAACCATAGCGAGTTCTTAAACATTATGCCACGAAATGAAATGCTTGCTATGTACTTTGTGCATGACGGGGGCGAAACCGCTAAATGGAGAATAAAGGGGCATTGTGAGGTGTTGTTTTGGGAGTGGGTTAGCCAATGGGCTGTTATGCTATCAAAGCCAAGTGATATAGGTTTTAGTGCTGGTGGTTATGATTTACCAAGTCTAAACTATATTGAAAAGCAAGTTGAAACAAAGGAGCGTGAAACGGGCAAACTATTTAATGATATAGCTATTTCAGCTACTAATTTTAATCAAGAACTAAGGCTTACTAAAGTTGAACGCTTAGAGAATGTTGCCGAAATAGTAAACAAATCAACTGAAAACTTTATTATTTGGATTAAACAAAATGAAGAAGGCGACCTTATAAAAGCATTAATACCCGATGCTGTTGAGGTTAGGGGTAATGATAGCCCAGAACTAAAAGAAAAGCGTTTGTTAGGTTTTGCTAATAATGAATTTAGGGTATTAGTTACAAAAACCAAAATAGCGCAATTTGGACTTAACTATCAGAACTGCCGTAATCAGATATTTGCAAGCCTTGATTTTAGCTTTGAGGGTTTATACCAAGCTATAAGGCGTTCTTACCGTTTCGGGCAAAAAAACGAGGTTAATATATACCTTGTTACTACCGATACAATGCAAAATGTAATTGCCTCAATATGGCAGAAAGAAAACAACTTTAAAAAAATGCAGCAAGAAATGACACTTGCTATTAACAAAAATCTTAATAACTCAATCAAACAAAAACAAAAAAGAGAAATGCGACAAGAACAAACCGAAAACTATAAAATAGCATTAGGCGATTGCGTTCAACTATTGCCAACCGTAGAAAGTGAAAGCATTGGGTTTTCAATATTTAGCCCACCATTCGCAGAACTTTACACCTACTCCGATGAATTAGAGGATATGGGTAATTCTAAAAACTATAAAGAGTTCTTATATGCTTTTAACTTTGTAGTTAAAGAGTTGCACCGGGTATTATGGTCGGGTAGGAATGTTGCGGTACATTGTATGGATTTACCAATTCAAAAAGGTAAAGAGGGGTTTATAGGTTTGCGTGATTTTAGCGGGTTAATTTTGAAAGCATTTACTGAAGCCGGTTTTATTTATCATAGCCGAGTTACAATTTGGAAAGATCCGGTTGTAGAAATGCAAAGAACAAAGGCTTTAGGGCTATTGCATAAGCAGGTTAAAAAAGATGCCGCAATGAGCCGTGTAGGCATACCTGATTATCTTATGGTATTTCGTAAACCAGGGGAACACCAACACCCTGTAAATTGCAATATACCTGTTGACCTTTGGCAGAAATACGCAAGCCCTGTTTGGTATGATATTGATTATGGCGATACATTAAACGCAAGGGCAGGGCGTGATGAACGTGATGAGAAGCATATTTGCCCTTTGCAATTGCAAACTATTGAACGTGCTATACACCTATGGACAAACAAAGGCGATACTGTTTTAACTCCTTTTATGGGCATAGGTAGTGAAGTTTATAAGGCTTTAGAAATGGGAAGAAAGGGTATAGGTTTTGAATTGAAAACAAGCTACTTTGATGCTGCTGTTCAAAACATTAAAAATGTAGAATTGCAGAAAAATCAACTATCTATCTTTTAATTATGGCTAAAGACCCTGCATTTTTATTTTACCCTGGGGATTACTTACGAGATACCCAATGCTTATCAGAGGCTTGTCAGGTTGCATATGACCGTATCATGTGTGAACATATGAGAAACATATGTATTACACAAGAGCAACTAAACTTCTTCACAAAGCGGTTAACAGCCGAAGAAAAAGCGGAGTTGATATTCATTCTTAAAAAAATGCCCGGTGGGTTTCAGATTGAGTGGGTAGCTGAAAGCATTGTTAAACGTAAGGAATATAGCAATAGTCGTTCTAAAAATAGAACATCTAAACCTAAAAAAGATATGTTAACATATGTTCCACATATGGAAAATGAAAATGAAATTGTAAATGAAAGTATAGTTGTAGTTAATAATGTAAATGCAAAATTTAAAAAAATGCTTTTAGAAAGTGAAAGCGTTATTGGCTCGGTTTGCTTTGCCTTAAAAATATCAAATGCTGATGCTGAACATTTGCGTGATATATTTACAATGCAAGCTGAAGCAACAAATGAGCATCACAACAACTATTCCGATTACTCAAAGCACTTTATTAACTGGGCTAAACTTAACAAGGGTTTGCTAACAGAAAAGAAAAGCAAAACAGCAACCACAATAACAGTAGCAGAACGCATACGCAAAAACTTAGAAAATGCAGAATAACCAACTAATAACGCAAGACCGTTACAACTTAATGCAAACACCGGCAGAGCAAAAGATGTTGTTGCTGATGGATAGTGCCAAAGCCATACACACCGACTTAACAGCCTATGGTGATTTGGTTTCTATTCTCCACCATTACACCTACGGTAAAGTAACCGAAGAACAAGAACAAGATTTGACCGTTCAAGCCCGTGATTTAAAAGAGGAGATTAAAAAGCATTTCCCATCAATCAGTTTTGAAGAGGTTAAGATTGCTCTTAATAACACGATACGGAAAGTTTACGGAGACTTCTACGGGCTAAACATAGTTACATACCACAATGGAATTAAAAGCTATTTAAACGCAGCCGAAACGCTAAACACAAAAAGGGCAGTTTTAGCCCGATTAAACCCACCTATTGTTATTGAACTTACTCCCGAAGAAAAAGAAGCCATAAGCAAAGCGGGATTTGAAAGAATAAAAGCCAAAGTGTTAGCCGGGGAAAGCATAGTTGATGACATGGGCGCAATAGGCTGTTACAATTGGCTAAAAAAAAAAGGAATTTTAAACGGGGTAATGAGTGAAGAAGAACGGGATGCAATCAAAGAACGTGCTACCGATTTATTACACGCTGAATATACAGCTAAGGCTAACACGCTAAACAAAGACGTAAGGCGTGAGGCATTAAAAAAAGCCCAGGACTTAACATCAGGTTTATTAGAAAACGATTTAACATCTATTTGCAAAAAACTTGCATTGGAATGTTTAATAAAACAAGGTAAGATATGATATACCGATACCCAAATTGTAAAAGGAAATATAGGTTGGTAGAGGTTAGCGGTTTTATATATCGATTTGCTTGCGGTCATTGGTGTACTGATAGCGTTTTTGCCGACCTAATAAATGTTGATACTGGCATTGCTAACTGGAAACAAACAACTTTATTTTAAACCTCTAATCCCCAAGCGATTAAGCCAAAAGCGAAAATAATGTTTGGTTTGTGTTATACGAAACTATAATATTGTAAAATAAAATATAGAATGGAAAAAAAATCAACACACCAACAATTTGTGGAAATGCTTGCAGATGTAAAAAAGCCAGTTCAAATATCCGAGATGTTATTAACCCAAATAAAGGAACGCAAGAAAACAACCGGCATAACCATAACCGCCTTTGTTGAGCAAGCCATACAGGACAAACTATCTAAAACAAAGTAACCCTTTAAAACAAACACCATGACAGAATTACCGAAAGAAGATTTAAACTTAATAGCCCAAATAGATGCAAGGCTAAAGCACTACAACCTTATTCAGCCTATTGATACAACAGAGGGTGAGCCAATTGAAACAGAGCAGAGTTGGAAACCAAGTAAAGGTCAGTTGTATTATTATGTAAACTTTACTCAAAAAGTCAAAATTGGTAGTTTTACTTGGGTGTCAGATGAAATAGATGTTGACCTTTATGAACTAGGCAACTGCTTTGAAACAAAAGAAGCCGCCCAAAAAACAGCCGAAGCCATCAAGCAATACCTAAGTACAACCAAGTTTTAAACAATGCAATCGCACACTAAGATTTACTTTGACTATTTTGGCTACGATATTAATAGCTGGATAGAGTGCGAGTGCAAATGTGGTAGGCAAGCCGTAGACATAAACCATATTAAACCAAAAGGTATGGGCGGCAGTAAGGTTATGGACTTTATTGAAAACCTTATGGCTATGTGCCGGGTGTGCCACGATAAGTACGGAGATAACCAGGGGGATTTTGAGTACCTTGTTTTAAAACACGCCGCAACTATGCACTTAGATTTTAAAACGGTAAAAGAAAGAATACTAACAGTACATTACAACAGAAAATGAAGTTAGGAGTAGTATACAACATATTTGACGGACTTGAAAACCTAAAAGAAAGCATTGCCGGTATTCAACCATTTGCACACCAAATAGAATTAGTCTACGGTAAGTATGAAGACCACAAAGGCGAAATGGCAAAAAGGCAAAAAGGTATTGATAGGCTTATTGGCTGCACTCATGTGCTGCTAATGGATTGCGATGAGGTTTACAAACCCGAAGAGGTGGATAGAGCTATTTATTTTATCAACCGAAATAATTTACAAGCCACCGCTTGCCAAATGCAGACCTACTATAAGTATAAAAAGGTTAAGTTTGCCAAACCCGAAACATACTACATACCATTTATTCAAACATTCGGCAATCTAAAACTAAATGCCTGGGATATAAGAGTAGACCCAACACGGGCAATCCCCGCAAAAAACATTCACATCTTCAAAAGAGAAGAGGTTGAAGCCCACCATTACAGCCACGTCAGGGATAGTGTAGAAAGCTACCGTGAAAAGCTAACACATAGCAACGCAAACCGAAATTATAAAGACAGAATTGAAGATATATTAAAAGATTGGGCTAACTTTGAGCCTGAAACACACGACTTTACCAAGCCCGTTCACATACCGGGCAAAGGAATTAGAAAAGAAATGTTAACTTTGGTATAAATATCGTTAATAACGACCCGATACGATGGGAACAAGGAAAGCACCAAGCACCGCATTTAAAAAGGGAAACCCTGGCAAACCAAAAGGGGCAACCAACCCTATTAAGAGGCAGTTAAGAGAAGCATTAACCGATGGTTTCAATACTGATATGGTTGATAAGCTATTTAAAGAAATGAACACGCTAAAAGGTTTAAGCTACGTTAAAGCATGTGGAGAGGTATTGCCTTACATATTACCTAAGCTGCAAAACGTCAGCTTCACCGATAAAGACGGAAACGAAAGCAACGAACTTACCATTCGCATAGTTCGCACAGATGGAACTAAATAGCACAATAGTATTTGAACAAACCTTAGCAGCCAACACCCGACTAATAGTACATCAGGGCGGTGCAAGGTCAAGCAAAACGTACTCTATCATTCAGTACATATTGTATAAAGCAATCAGCACCAAAGGTTTAAAAATAACTATTGCAAGGTCGGCTTTAACTAATCTAAAAGATACAGCATACAAGGACTTTATAGACGTTATCAGTCAGGCTGGGATAGCAAACCGCTTTAACGTACACCTTAGCAGCTTAACCTACACACTAAAGGATAGCGGCAGCGAAATACAATTCATTGGCTTAGATGACCCGCTAAAGCTACACGGGCGTAAACAGGATATTTTTTGGTTTAACGAAGCCAACTATTGTACCTATGAAGACTTTAAACAAGTAACAAGCCGTACCGCCGGGCAAATACTAATGGACTTTAACCCGTCCGACCTTTACCATTGGATATACGACAAGATACTAACCCGTGAGGATTGCACCCTGATTAAGTCTACCTACTTAGACAATCCATTTTTGCCTAAAGAAATAGTTGCCGAAATTGAGGCAGCCCGTGAAGCTGACCCCGACTGGTTTAAGGTTTATGGAATGGGTGAACGTGCCAGTAGTAAAGACTTAATATACCCACGTTACGAATATTATCACGAAGAGCCTGATGGTTGCAGGGTAATGTATGGCTTAGACTTTGGCTATAATCACCCTACGGCACTTGTTAAGTGTTCCTACCGTGATGGTGAGATATACGCCCGTGAGTTGCTTTACCAATCGCACCTAACAACACCCGAATTGATAAACGCATTGGCAGCCGTAGTTGATAAACGTGCCGAAATATATGCCGATGGTGCAAGACCCGAAATAATAGCCGACATTCGCAAAGCCGGGTACAATATTAAAGCTGCAACAAAAGAAGTAAAGCACGGGATTGACAAATTAAAAAGTCAAAAGCTATTTGTCAATGGCGAGAACCTGGTTAAAGAGATACAGAACTATAAATGGAAACGACATAATGCTACTGATACTGTATTAGAAGAGCCCGTAAAGGCTAAAGACGATGCGATGGATGCGATGCGCTACGGTTGCTACCATTTAGTCAGCAAGCCGCTAACAAGGCAAAGGGTACAATTAGTTTCAAGTAGGTAAATAAAAACAATGGCAGCACGAATAATAATAACCAAGCAACGCGACAAATATCAGATAACCTACAAATCAGGTAGTGGTATGGATATGCAAACCAATAAACTGTATAGCAGTAAGTCTTTAGCTTATCGGGCTATTGCAGGGTTTATACTTTCAATCTATTCTTTAGGGGGTGTTGAGGTTAAGAAGTGCAAAAGGTTTAAGCAAACCAACGTAATACGGTTTGAATTAAACGGAACTAAGCACCTGATACAAGTAACTGACAAGTGTGTAGAAAGACAAAGCCCCGCATTAAGCAGGGCAAAGTCTAACCAATCAAACACTATGAAGCGGTAATATTAACTAAAATATTTTATATTTGCAACATGCTAAAGCTAAAGATTGACAATAAAGATTATCAATTACCATTAGACTGGGAAGAATTAAGCCTCAAAAGCTATTCAGCCTTACGCAAGCTACCTGATACAGCCGATGCAGTTACGGTGGCAGCTTGCTTGTTAGGTATTGATGTTGATACCCTTAATAATGCAGACTTAGCAAACTTTCACCTTACCATTGGTGTTAACTTAGGTTGGTTAAGCCGATTGCCAAAGTTTGAAAAACCTGAAGCGGTTGATTATAAAGACAAGGTGTTAAACATACCGGCAGGGTTTGAGTCTTTAAAGTTCGGGCAAAAGATAGCATTTCAGCAACTTGCGATTACCAATACATCAGGGGTAGAGGTTAACCCCGATTGCTATGCAAGATTACTGGCAATAGCTTTTTGTGTTGAAGCCTATGGCAGCTATTCCGATAAGGGAGTTGATGAGTTAGAACAATGGTTTAATGATTATCCCATAACCTCTGCAAAACCCTTAATTGATTTTTTTTTGAACGGCTTGCTAAAGTCATCCAACGTGAAGCCGATTATCTCGGCAGCAAGCCAAAGCCCGAAGAGGTTGCAGCAGGTGTTGAAAGGTTTAAAAAATATGGGTCGTACCCGCAAATCCGTACAATAATGAAAGCGCACGGTTTGACATCAGAGCAAGTACAAGACATGGAGTATTCTGATGCCTTTACTATATTAAGGTACGAAAAAGAAGTAAGCGACTACACCGAAAAACTACAAAAGATATATGCAAGCCGTTGATATAGTAACCGTATTAAGTGAGATAGTAGGCTCTATTGGTGCAAGCCCCGCATTGGTGTTAACGCACGGTACAAGGTATGAGCAAAACAAAGACGGGGATAACGCCACGTTTCCAAAGGTTTATTTAGATGAGCCGTTACGTTCCCGTGAAACCATAGCAAGCATGGGTAATTCAACAGTTGTTTACCCGGTGGTTATGTTCTTTGCTGACAAAGCTATTTTAGATGCCACACCTGCCCAACAAAGGGTTACTATTTTAGAAATGCGTACCTATGCAAAGGAGTTTATCGTTAGGCTGCAAAGTGCTGAAGATGTAAACGGTAAAAAATACTTTAATGTAGCAACGGGTACAAGCTACACCTTAACCGATGTAGTCAACCTTAACTATGATGTTGGCTTAACTGGGGTGTTATTAGAGATTGATTTGCCTATTGTTAACGGTGGTGCTATATGTATAGTATAAAAGAAATAATTGTTGAACAGTTAGAGTTGGCAAAAATGAACATTGCTAACAATATGGTTGTTCAAAACCGTAGAGCATCAGGTCGGTCAATTGCCGAAATGAAAATACAAGCCGATGACATCAAAGGCGTATTAATTGACGGGGCGGGTTATTTGTTTGCAAGCGAGTATGGCAGCCGACCAAGCCAAAAGACCACACGCCCACCTAAAGCAATGGTTGACAGTATTGAACGGTGGACATTGATTAAAGGCATAACAGCCGCCAACGGCAACCAAAGGTCATTAGCCTATGCAATATCTACCAAGCTATTAAAAGAGGGTAACGTTCTTTACAGGTCGGGTAAAAATAGCGGGGTAATAACTGAAGCGGTCAATCAGGAATGGTTAAACGATACAGCCGCTAAGTTTGGTGACTATTATGTATCTTTGATTAAAAGTGAAGTAATAAGAAACACATCAGCAACAGTAATATAATGGAAACAGCCGACCTAATAGAATGGGCAAAAACAACGGATTTTAAAAGCCCACAAAACCTATCATGCGGGGTGATAAAAGATGTTGATTATTTTGTAGACGTTCAAATATTGCGTATTGAACGTGGTACGCACAAAGAACAATTGGCATCAATTGATAGGCTAAAAGAACTTAAAAAAGCAACCAATGGCAGTTAGCATAATAGAAAGACCACAAGCAACCGAACCTAACACCGGTGATATAAGTTACTGGACTGCTTGTTATAATTATGTACGCTTTATCTTCCAAAGGCAAGACAGGGTGTTTGCAACTGTAACTAATGTTAGCGGCTTTGCCCGTTTTAACTTTAGCACTACGCCACCAACAGGCGTAACAACCAACACCCCTATATATGTTCAGTCTTCAAACGGCACTACTTATAATGCAACGGGTACGGTAACGGCTGTATCAGGCAACAACATAACAACGGATATCCCTTATGTTAGTTCAACATCAGGTTTTGGTATATACCCTACAATTATAAAAGACTGGAGAGTAGAACTTATTATTGACAAATGGAACGGGTCGGCTTATGTACCTATCAATGGGCAAAGTGTTAGTTCAACTACCCCTATGGCTAAGTTTCAAAATTTACCTAACGGAAGTGTTGTTGCTCAAATAGAAGAGTACCTAAAAGGGGAGTTAAGCAATGATTACAGCTATTCCGATAGTGCGCTTAACCAATTAGATACAGGCGGCAGTTTGCGTTACAGGGTGCGATACCGCGAAAATTACTACGGTTTAAGTGCCGGTGCTTACGATGTTGTTTCCGATAATGACGATGTTGATATTGCTTTCTTTGCCACCAATTCAGCTTTGCAGTTAAAAGCTACCTTAGCCCCTAACATGGCTCAATACTTAATGATTGACGATGCCGATGCTGATGGTTTATATATGAGTGGGTTTGAAGAGCCAAGTATATGGTTGGGCTATCCGTTTGATTTAGCATTTTGCTTTAACTTAGGAGATATCTTAGAAGCCATACAACTATGGTACGATGAGAACAAAGTATTTATTGAAGCTACTTCAGTAGGCACGTTAGTTGATTATAACGGTCAGGTAAGCAGAATTGGAGTTAACAGGGGAGTTGTAACAAGTAGCCCCTATTCATATACAGCCGTGCAAATTCGCAGGAGTGTATTCCCGTTTTTAGCCGTTGGTGAATTGAAGTACATAAGGGTAAAAGAAAGTTGCCCAGGTACTATGTTAGTTTGGAGAAACCAATTAGGAGGTTGGGATTACTGGTTATTTAATGAGCGTGAGATAGAAGTACAAACGACTTCAAGCGGTCAGGTGTATGAGCCTTACATTGAAGATATGGCAACAGCCGATGCTAAAGCGGTGCTACTTAGCAAAGCATCAGGTAACAGCATAACATTAACGGCAAGCAAGTTAGATGAGAACGATGTAAGGGGACTAATGGGATTGCCTAAGTCAATAGCCGTTTTTGTTGTTGATGAAAACGGGGCGGTGCTATATCGCACCAATGTTAATGCAGGTACTTTTAACGTATTTAATAACAAGCGTAAGACTTACGATGTTATCTTTACAATTAGTAAACCAACCGACTACATACAAAGTGAATAAACTTATGATAAGAATAATAACATTGATAACAATTGCCTTGCTTATGGTTTTTACAGCCAAAGCGCAAGTGTTTAATGGCAGCTTTGAGATTGCCAGTTGCCCCACATTGATAGCGCAAAGCCCCGATGGTTGGCAAAATGTAAGGTGCGATATTGATTTGATTAGCGGGTGCGTGCCAAGCGGTCAGGCTGATTACTCAAACATAGGCACACCTTGCAATTGGTTTGGTTGCCAACAGCCGCAAGACGGTCAAAACTACATTGCTATCTGTTTAGGGTCAACACAACCTGAAGTTAGGGAGTGGGTAAGGGGTGAAATAGATGCAATGGTTAAAGATAGCGTGTACCTTGTTCAGTTTTATTATAGCCGGGCAGACCGTTATCAAATGGCTTGCAACAATATGGGGGTTTACTTTGGTACAATACCATACCAAAACCCATACCTAATAGATTATAGCGGCATAGACTATTCTAAAGTAATTTACTCACGGGAAACGGTAATCGATACAACCAACTGGATATTGTTTTCACAATACTACTTTGCTAAAGGTGGCGAAACGGTTATAAACTTAGGAAACTTCTTTCCTGACTACCTTACTAAGTATGTTGATTATGGCAGCGAGTTTCTTTATGCCTATTATTACATAGATAATCTTTCTGTTACCCGTGTAATGGCAACCGATATTAAGGAGTACCAAGTGTTAAAACCGAAACCTATTATTAATTTTAACCTTTTAGGTCAGATAACAAAGTGAGCGTAACGCTATACATAGGCAATACCCCTGCCGACCTTGCCCGTGAAACGGTTATTGCATTAACCTTGCAGGTGCATGACCTTACCAACTTAGAAAGTAGGGATGGTAATTACAGCAACTCTATTAAGCTACCGTTAACCTCACTCAATAAAGGGCTATTAGGCTTTGCCAATGATGTTAATTCCTATTCGGATATTCCTTATACAAGGATTGCAGCCCAGTTGCACGTTAACGGGATTGTTCAATCGGGCTTTTTGCAGTTAGATGGTGTTGATGGTGATTTTGCCAATGTGGTATTCTTTAGCGGCAATAGTGGCTTTTTTGAAGCGATGGGCGATAAGAAACTTAACGACCTTGACCTATCCGACTTTGACAGCTATTGGAATATAGTAGGTACAACACCTAATACCTTTAGCACAAAGAACAATACATCAGGCGTTGTATGGGGGATTGTAGAGTATGGCACTGATGAGGTTTACCGAACGCTAACCAATGCGCTAATTGTTAACCCTAAGACGTTACGCCCTTGCTTGTATGTTCACTCTATTATGCAAAAGATTTTAGAGTTGACGGGCTTTGAAATGCAGGGTGATTTTTTAACCGATAACCGTTACCTAACAGAGATAGTTCCTATTGTAACAAATGAGCCTAAACATTCCGATGCATGGAACGCAGACCAAGTATTTGAAGCCCGTAAGATTGGCAGCAGTCAAACAATAACATCGGGAACAACGGCTAAAATTACATTTGCAACAGAGGTTACAGACCCCGATAATAACTATGCTAACCCTGATTACACCGTACCTGCATCGGGTAAGTATACAATATCGGTTACCTATTTAGTTACCGGCGTTAATATTATAGTACCCGATTACCCAACTATAAGATTAATAGCTGAAGACACACAAGGCAACAGGACTGAATTGTACGAATTGTCAATTCAAACAATAATGACTTTGCCCGACTCGTTTACGGTTAAAAATGTTGACTTGTCTCAAAATAGTATTGTTTATGTTGAAGTAACAGCCGCAACAAACAATGCTGTTTTTAACTCTTCATTATTTGACGGGGTGTTTAAGTGTACTGAAGTAATTGATACAACCATAGGGTACACCAACCTTTTTGAGTGTACAGGCAATATGCCTGAAATGACCTTAAAAGAGTTTGTTAAGTCATTAGCGCAAAGATACAACCTACTGTTTAAAGCCGATGTTGTTAGTCAGGTTATAACCGTACTTACTTACGATGAGGTTTACAATGCTACGCCTTTAGACTGGACTGATAGATTAGACGTAGGGGGTAGAAAGGTAGATTTTCACCCTGCATTTTTTGGGCAAAACAATCAGTTTAGATGGGCTGATGAAACAAACAATCCCGTAGACTATGCCAATGGTCAACTGCTTATTAGTGATGAGATATTAAGCAAAGCAATTGTAACAATCCAACAACCATTTGCTGCAAGTTTAGACGTTATAAGGTTTGACAATGTTAGCGTTTCACAAATACCATTGCTTGAATACGATGAGATTTCTGTTTCTTCAGGTGATGCCCCGGCTATTGCAGCCGCCAACCAGGTTATAATTTACAACGTAACACCTAATATTCTAAACACTTTAGGTTTTCAAACAAGTGCCGTTTATAAACTAACGACTGTTAAGCCCAGGTTGTTATATGTAGACCTTACGGTAATGAGTGATGAGTTGGTTTACGATGACGGTACAAATACAGCGCAAGATGCTAATGCCGAGCCGTTGACTTGGTTTTGGAATGATAGCGCATATAACCTTACATTTGTAGACAATGAAAACGGGCTAATAGATAACTACATAAGCCTTGCATTTTCATTTGGTAGGTTTAAAAAGTTGACCGTATTAATGAATTTAACAGCCATAGATGCTTTAACTTTTGCATTTGATAGGACAATAACTATTAACCCTTATGGTCGTTTCTACGTTAATAAAATAAACAACTACCAACCTAATCAATTAACCGAAGTAGAATTAATAAAGGTGTAATGGCAACAACCGAAAAGATAATAATTGAGATTGACGTACAAAGCAATACGTTAAAAGATACTGAAGACAAGATTAAGAAAGTATCGGGGGCTTTGGTTAAACTTCGGGGTGATGAGAAAGCCAACGAAAACCAACTAAGGGCTACCGAAGCTGAATTACGCCTGTTAAATAAAACTTACCGTGAGCAAGACCGTGTACTGCAAGCAAGCATTAAAGCCAACAATGCGGCAGAGGGTAGTTTAGAGCAATTAAAAGCCCAGTATGTAGTAGCGCAAGCGGCACTTAACAAAATGAGTGCTGAACAACGGGAAAACACGCAAGAGGGCAAAGACCAAATTGCAGAGGTAGCCCGTTTAAATGCTGAACTAAAGAGGATTGAAAGCAGCTACGGACAAAATGCACGAAACGTAGGTAACTATACTGAAGCCGTTAAACCTCTACGACAACAATTGCGTGAACTTACCATGCAATTGCAGCAATTAGAACTACAAGGTCAAGGCAATAGCGAAGAGTTTAGGAATTTAAGTGCTGAAGCGGGGCGTATTAAAGATACGATGAGCGATGTTAACAATACTGTTAAGGCGTTAGCATCGGACACAAGTTTAATTGACGGTGTAGCAACTGGCATAAGTGGAATTGCAGGGGCTTTTAGCGCAGCACAAGGGGCGGCAGCTTTGTTTGGTGATGAGAATGAAGACCTGCAAAAGACCTTAGTGCGAATACAGGCTACTATGGCTATTGCTAATGGGGTGCAACAGGTGGCAAACGCTTTGCAGAAAGATAGTGCCGCTATGGTTGCCTTAAACACAGCACGAACACAAGCGGCAACAGCAGCACAGGCAATTTATACAGCCGTAGTTGGTGGCACTACTGGAGTACTTAAAGCATTGCGTATTGCATTAGCGGCAACCGGCATAGGGCTTGCAATAGTAGCAATAGGTTTTTTAATAGCTAAAATTGTTGAATGGACTGAAAAAACTGATGACCAAGCTAAAAGCGAAGCCGCTTTAAAAATGCAACTTGAAGCCAACATAAAGGCTTATGAAGATACTAAAAAACAAATTGAGTTAGTTAATGACCAAAAGGACTTAGCAAATAAAAGAAATATAGAGTTAGCCAAGTCAACGGGTGCAACTACTGAAGCGGTTACTAAATTAGAATTAAACGCATACAAAGACCAAATAAAAGGACTTGAAGAGTTACGTTTAAGGGCAGCAGCAGCTTATGTTCAACTTACAGGTTTCCCCGCTAAATATGTTACCGATTTACTTGCAAGCAATCAAAAGATTATTGATGCACAAAAAAACCTACCATTTGTAATTGATAAAAATAAAGTTGAACAAGCCCAAAAGTTATTAGCTGATGTAATTGATATTAATAATAGTATAGCTGATGCACAAACTAAAATTATAACAGGAAGCAATGAGAAAGTAATAAAAGCACAAGAAGAGTTTAAAAAGAAAACACTTGATGCTTTATCAGCCCTTAACACTTTAGAAAATAGAATATTTTCAGACAATATTGAGTACAAACTTAATCAATTAGCAGAGGGGTACGAAAAGGAACAGTTAATAATTGATAATGCGTATAGCTTAGGGCTTATTAAAGAAGCTAAATACAACGCTGATAAACTTGCTTTAACAAATGATTATTTTGCAAAAGTAAAAGATTTAATAAGCCAACAGTTTAACTTTGAGCAAACAGTAAGAGATACCCAATTAGTTGCAATTGATACTTTTAATCAACAAGTAACTGATAGCATACTTAAACGTGATGAGGATTTAAAAAAACAAACCGATGCCCGTATTGCATATGACACCCAAGCAAGCACAGAGTTTTTAGCAAAGCAAGAAGAAGAAAAAGATAAATTAGTTGCTATTTATGTTCAAGCCTCCGATGCTATTAACCTTGCTTTTACTAACAGCTTAACAGCAGCCGGTATAGACTTAAAGAAATTTCAAAAGCAATTTATATCTATTATTATAGATACAATAGAAAAAACATTATTACTTCGTTATGCAGAGGTAATACTTTCATCTACTGCACAACTTGGACCTATTGCTGGTCCTATTGCGGGGGCTGCTGCTATTGGTAGTATTAAGGCTTTATTTGCAATAGCAAAATCGGTTGTTGCACAATTTGAAGATGGCGGCATAATACCTAAAGCGGCTGATGGTATGTTAGTAGGCAACCGCCACGCACAAGGTGGAATTAAAATAGGTACACCAAGCGGAATGATAGAAGCGGAGGGTGGAGAGGTTATTATTAATCGTAAGTCTGTTAGTATGTATAAACCATTGTTAAGCGCAATAAACGAAGCGGGGGGAGGTGTTAAGTTTGCTGATGGTGGACAAATATACACACCGCCTGTTAGCCAAGAATTTAATATCTTAGCCGATATGTTTAAAACAATGCCGCAACCAGTAGTATCAGTAGTTGATATTATTGATGTAACTCAAAAAGTAGGCAGGGTAAAAGCAACCGCAACGCTATGAGGTTAGGCGATTTGATAAACGAAAACCAAGAGTTAATGGATAAACTTGTTAAGTCAGGGGCTATGTCGTTCCTTGTTATTCAGCAATCAAAAATGTATGCAGAGGTAAAACAAGAAATGTGTAAGCCATGCACAATTACAACAGCAGTCAATAATGTAGCTACCAACCACGATGTAAACGATACAACCGTTTGGAGGGCTGTTAAAAAAATGGGGCAAGAATGTTAGCTGTTGTAATTCCAACCAGGGGAGATAGGGGCGAGTTCTTAGATTTTGCACTTAAACAAATCTTAATGCAAACAAAGCAACCCGACATAATTGAAATTGTTGATTATCCTCCACGTTCCCACGATAAAGACATAACAGAACGATACAAATACGGAATACGGAACGCTGTTAAAAAAGGTGCTGAATGTATTATCTTTTGGGAAGATGATGATTACTACCAACCCGATTACATAGCTTATATGTATGCTGAATGGGTGCAACACGGCAAGCCCGACCTACTGGGTATTGACTATACTTACTATTATCACTTAAGGGCAAAAGGAGTACATTTTCAATCCCACGAAAAAAGGGCAAGTATGTTTTGCACAATGGTAAGCAAAAATTGTATAGACTATCCTATGCCGGCAAACAACTATGCTTTTGCTGATTTGTTTATTTGGAGTAAATGGAAAGGCGTAACGGTGCGACCTGAAAGAATAATGGCAATAGGTATTAAACACGGAGTAGGTATGTCGGGTGGGAGTGGACATACCCGCACTAACATTTACACCCCTGATACTAATTTTTTGAAAGAACATTGCACACCTGAAGCCTATGAATTTTACCAATCAATCTGATGTTACAGTAGTGCTAACATCATGCAATAGACCTACCTTGTTAGCCGAAACACTAAAAAGTTTTGATGAGTTTAATACATACCCTTTGCACTCGTTTATTATTATTGACGATAGTGGGGTAAAAGGCTGCAATGATAAATTAAAGGAGTTGTACCCGTTTATTACTTGGGTAGAAAACGATACTAACAAAGGGCAACCGTTTTCAATTGATACAGCCTATGCGCTTGTAACAACACCTTATATTTTTCATTGTGAAGAGGATTGGCAGTTTTACAAATCGGGCTTTATTGAGCAATCAAAGGTTATTTTAGAAAACAACCCTAATATTTTGCAAGTTTGGATAAGGGCTGAAAATGACACAAACGGTCATCCATTGTTACCAAAAATCTATAATTGTAAGGGTGTACAATACAAACATCCAACAACTAAACATTTGGGAATATGGAACGGGTTTAGTTTTAACCCTGGGCTAAGAAGATTAAAAGAATACAAGCTGTTAGGCTCGTTTAGTCAATATGCACAAAACGGGGAACACGGGGCAACTGTTGAAGCCAATGTAGGGATGTTTTACAAAAACAAAGGTTTTGTTTCAGCAATCATTACCGGCAATGGTTTTGTAAGGCATTTAGGAGATTTTAACAACGTGCCAAGAAATTTAAGAGAGCAAAAACAACACGCATCTTTTATTATTCCGTACCGTGATAGGCAAGCGCACCTAAATATATTTATTCCAACCTTAACACGCTATTTACAAAAACAAGGCTTTAGAAAATACCATATTTATGTGGTTGAGCAAGCGGACAAAAAGCCATTTAACAGGGCTAAACTTTTAAATATCGGGGCTGATGTATCAAAAGAACAATGCGCTTACTATATATTCCACGATGTTGATATGCGCCCGGCTGATGTTGACTATCGCTATTCTTTAAACCCGTGCCACATAGCAACAAAGTGTAGTCAGTTTAGATATAAAATGCCATACCCTGATTATTTTGGGGGTGTTACCATATTTGACAAAGAGGTGTTCTATTCAATCAACGGTTACTCAAATAATTTTTGGGGGTGGGGTGGTGAAGATGACGAGAGCCTAAACAGGGTAAAAGCAAAAGCACTTATTGTTGATAGGCGGCAATGTGTTTTTGAATGTGCAGAACACAAAAGAGATTACTCACACGCTGCAACAAACGCTGAAAAGGTCAATACTATTGATGCTAATGATGGTCTTTCTAACTTAGAATATAAAGAATTATCACGGTCAACAAAAGCAAACGTAACCCATATAAAAGTATTATTATGAAATTAGCTGTTTATACAAGAAGCAACAACCATGTATTGTGGGAACGTATGTGTGAGTTTATTCCGCAAGATGTAATAAAATATAGGTGTACTGGGTTTCATGGTTTTGAAGCGGCTGTTGACTACCTGTATTATATGTTTGAACACGCTGTTGAAAACAAGGTTAACTACATAATAAACATTGATGAAGATTGCTTTATTACCGATTGGAATGTTGTGCTAAACTTGTTAAAGTATACAAAAGACAATTCATTCACTCACGTTGGTATGCCCGATGGTTGTGTTCACCCTGGGCGGTCAAATAGTTGGGCGGTACACAATCCATTCTTTAATGTTTTTAATGTTGTGGCTTGCTCTTTATTAGTACGGTCAAAGTCTAAAGAGTTTATTAATTCTTTTACCTTTGACGGAATAAAAAAGGCAACACGCCCAAAAGAAAGGGGGACTTTTCAGCATAATAACGATGAGCCGTTTGCAGGGCTGTTTTATTATTTGCACGCTAAAGGCAAACCATTAAATTTATCGGCTTATATTTGGGCTGATGGTATTACTACGGAATTGCTATTTAAGGGTAGCCCTTTTTGCGTTCATACTTGGTATAGCCGTGAGTATGGTTTTGATGAGAATGTTACTAACAGAATAGACACTATATATGAAAATTGCAAAAACAGGGTATTGGTCGGGTAATGATACCGATAAACACCACGCTTTTGATGAGTCATTAGCTAATGAATTAGGTAATTTATTTAAAGGCAATTTAGTTATTGACTTAGGCTGCGGGGAAGGTAAGTATGTCTATGCTTTAAGACACCAAAAAGATACATTGGCTTATGGAATAGACGGCAACCCTAATACCGCAAGAAATAACCCGTATTGCGTTGTGCGTGATTTAACAGAACCTTTGCCGCAATCAAAAATTGACTTTGACAAATCGGTTGAAAGTTCATATAATGGTCTATGTGTTTTATCTTTAGAAGTCGGAGAACATATACCAAAAGAATTATGTAATGCCTTTATAAACAATATTAAGGTTTACGAGCCTAAAACAATTGTTATCAGTTGGGCTATCCCCGGTCAAGGTGGAGATGGACACGTTAACGAATTACCAAACGAAAAGGTAATAAAGATGTTTAGCGAGTACACATACGATGCTGCAACAAGCCAAAAGCTAAGAGATGCTGCAAGCCTTTGGTGGTTTAAGAATACTATTATGGTGTTTAGAAAAGTTTAGCCAAGCCACAATACAGATTAATTGTTACGCCCTTTTGCTTTAAATACAAAAACAGTTGAAAAAGGTGTTTGACGGTGCTATTTAATTTATTCTTTTCTCCTAATACTGGGTGGTTAACAAGGTCGCATCCGTATATATTTATTTCAGTTGCCCCGTATATGTTATACGCTAAAGTTATTGCTGCATAAACGGAAGTAAACCCAAAAACAACCGTATTCTTTTTACCCATATTTTTAAGGCTATGAGTTCCGCCAATTTGGTATTCTTTAAAGCCTGGTTGGAACGGTTTAAACTCTAATCTATGCGACCAAAATTCCTTTGGTTGGTAACTGCATAGTGTTTTTTTTCTTTTTCCTTTAAACCTATAAAGGTTATCAACGCATATTACCACATCGGCAGGGTAGTAAGCTCCTATGTCATTTACACCAATAGTTAAATTGCCAGTTGGCTTGTATTCCTTTAGACTTTCTCCAAGCCCTAATATATCTACTTGCATTTTTTTGTAGTAATGGTGTTCAGCAAAACTAACAATTTTGTATCAATGAGCAAAATAGCTGAAATATACGCTTACGGAGAAGTAGATACAGTAGCGGCTGACATGGCTGATATGTTTGGTGTTGTTTCTTTGGATAGCATTAGAAAGCAATTATCCAATGCAGGTGAGTTTGATACAATACGTTTACACATTCATTCACGGGGCGGTAGCGTTAGCGAGGGCTTTGCTATCCATGATTACATTAAGTCGTTAGGCAAACCCATTGAAACTATTATAGAGGGCTTATGTGCAAGCATAGCTACCGTTATAGCCTTGTCAGGCGAAACCCGATTAATGACTCCTAACAGCGAGTTCTTTATTCATAATCCCTGGACTGAAGCCGGTGGTGATGCAGCTAAGTTTACAGAGGTGGCGGAAATGCTTACCCAAAACGAAACTAAGTTAGCTGATTTTTACGCTAAAAAGACGGGGCAAGATGTTGATACACTACGTCAACTAATGGCTGTTGAAACAACCCTAACTGCTAACAAAGCATTAGAACTTGGTTTTATTACCGCAATAGCAGAGCCGATAAAGGCTTATGCTAAAATTGATTTGCAACCTAAACGAAAAGTTGAAATAAAAATGACCACACAAAAAAAATCATTACTTGACAAGGTAAAAGCCTTGTTTGAGGCAGAGCCAAAGGCTTTGCATAGTGCCTTAGAAAATGGTACTGAACTGTATATTGAAACCGAAGCCGATGTTCCTAAAGTTGGGGATATGGTTTATGTAGGTTCAGACAATACAGGCGAAACCCCTACCGATGCAGAACACACGCTAACAGGCGATTTAGCAGGTTTCCGTATCGTTACAGAGGGCGGTAAAATTACTGAAGTGTACGCACCAAGCGAATACACTATGGCTGAACTACAAGAACAAGTAACAGCCCTGCAAGCTAAAGTTGCAGAGTACGAAGCTGAAGACAAAGAAGTAGAAAACGCATTGACAAAATCGGCTGAAACAATTGAAGCCTTGCAAGAAGAAGTAAAGGCACTTAAAGCCAACGTAAAATCTAATTACGTTCCAAAGGCACGCCAAAAAGACAACATGGCACGCCATACCGACAATAAAAAAGACGATAACCGTTTTGAGGGTATGAAAGAACGTAGGGCTGAATACAAACCTGTTAAAAAACAATTAACCTAACCCATAAAAAGATAAGAAATGGCAATTTTAAACCCAACTAATTATACGTTTACCCGTAGGGAAGTACAACTACTTTCAGAGGCTATCTACGAGGCGTTATTTACACGCCCTGCTATTACCGAATTTCACCAAGTATTTACTGGTATTAAGGCAAACAAACAGATTGTTTTTCTTGGTAAATTAGGCTTGCTTGGTAAAGAAAAAACAACTTGTTCAACAACAGCCGATGCCGCATCTATTGATATTAGCGAAAAGGTATGGACTCCAAAGTACATAGCCGCCCGTATTGAAGATTGCTGGACTGACTTAGAAGATACATTCTTTGCTTGGGCTACTAAAAACGGTGTTAACAAAACCAATATTCTTGATACTGACTTTGCAAACTTTGTTGAAGAGCGTTTGACTGATGCTGCCGTTGATGCAGCTTGGCGTATTGCATGGTTTGGTGATACTGATGCAGCTAACTACAATGATAGCCCTGCTGGTGTTATTACAAACGGTATTGATGTTGACTACTTCAACCCTATTGACGGTTTTTGGAAACAACTTTTTGCAATTGGTACAGCAACCCCGGCACGTTACGTTGACACATTGGCAACTAAAAACGGACAATCTACAAAAGCCTTGCAAGCGTTTGATGCAACTGACCTAACTAACCGTATAGCTACCAAAACCCTACACACTTTAAAAATATCGGCTGACTTCCGTTTGCGTGACCGTAACAACCTTATTTTTATTGTTACTCAAACAGTATTTGACCAGTACGCATACGAATTAGAGATGCAAGGTGTTGACAGTTCTTTTGTACGCATTGAGGGCGGTTTTAGCGCACTATCTTACAACGGCATACCGGTTGTTGGTGTTAATTTCTTTGACCGTATGATTGACCTTTACCAAGATAACGGTACTAAATACTACCGCCCACACCGTGCCATTCTTACCACTACCGATAACTTAGGTTTAGGTGTTGAAGAAGAAGGCAACCTTGCTGAAGTTAAAGCGTTCTTTGACGAATACAACGAGAAATACGTTGCTAAATTCGCTTACAACCTTGATGCTAAAGTATTGGAAGATTACTTGGTAGAAGTAGCTTATTAACCTTTAAAAACTAAGAATTATGGCACAATGCGGAGGCATAAGCGCAGATATATTGATTGATTGTGATAACCCGCCTATTGCGGGGACTAAAGACACCCTATATCTATTTAACCTTGACGGGGCTGATTTTACCTACGACACAGCAGGTATTACACCACAAAAGATTGTTGATGGTATTACATTAGCATCAGGTCAAACATTGTTTAAAATAGAGGGGCGTAACAACTCAATTACAGCAAGTGCTGAACTTGTAAAAGGGCAGTATTTTGATAGCTACCAACACAATGTAGGTTTTGCAGCATTTGATATTACACCGGAAACAAAGGCGCAAATTGAAAAAATGGTACAATCGGGAAACCTTTGTGCTATTGTTGAAAATGCTAACCGTTCCGCTACTGGCAATTCAGCTTTTGAGATTTATGGCATAACCAACGGTCTTGAAGTGCTAACAGGTGTGCGTAACGTAATGGAAAATGACGGCATCTATGTACTGCAACTTGGTAGTTCGGAACTTGTAAAAGAGCCACACTTGCCATTTAGCGTATTTGATACCAATTATGCTACAACATTGGCATTAATTGAAGCCTTACTATAACATTGTTTAACTAAAGGAAAGGGGGCGATAAAAAGCCCCTTTTTTTATACTAATTTTTATGAAGTGGACAGTTAACGAGGTCATGTATAACTCACAGGCTCAAAAAGAGTTTGCTGTTTTATTTAAATCAACATTTGGTAAGGGTGTAGTTTGCGGCAGTTGCCCAGGCAACCTTTACCGTGATTACTTTAAATTAAAAAATTACTTATCTTTACCATCAAACGAACAAGATATGCAATCAAATAACAATTTTACTCTAAAAACAGGCAGTTTAATCAGCTTTAAAGGCGTTACTTATTCAGAGAAGTATCTACCTGAAGCCGCTTGTATAGAAATGCTATTAGCACGCCCTGAACTACGCAAAAAGTTTAAGACTATCAACGAGGATTTGCTAAAAGAAAGCCTGGTTGTTGAAGATATTGATATAATTGAAGAGGCTGAAGAAGTAGTAGTAAAAGCTAAACGAGGTCGTAAAGCCAAAGCATAATGCAATACAGAACTTCCATTGTTGATGTACCGCAAAGGCTAACAGTAAGACGTATAGCCACAGAGGGCATATTGGCTTATGACATTGATAATGCCTATCCGCAACGGGTAATGGACATTATTAAGGGTAGCGGCACGGCATTTAGGTGTAACGAAATCTACGCAAAGTTTATCACGGGGCAAGGTTTTGCAGACCAATCTTTTTATAAAGCTAAGGTTAACCAATTAGGGCAAACTAATGACTTTATTTTACGCAAAACAGCCAACGACTTAGCAATGTTTAGGGGCTTTGCCTTCCATGTTAACTACAATGCCAACTACCAAATTACCGATGTTTATTCAATACCTTTTGAGCATTGCCGGTTGGCAGTTGAAAAGGATAGCTACACCCCTTATGCTGTTGCCGTATATGACGATTGGAATAAACGCAGGTTAAAGCAGATTAAAAAAGAAAGTATTGATATAATCAATTTTTTTAACCCCGAAAAGGTAGAAGAAGAGGTTATTCAGGCGGGTGGTTTTGACAAATACAAAGGTCAGATACTTTATTTTTCTGTTGACGGACACGAATACCCAACGGCAACAGCCGACCCAGTATTAGAAGATTGCGTTACCGATGGACAAATAAAAGTTAAAAAGTACCGTGACATTACCACTAACTTTATGGCATCGCACATCTATATTAATAGGGCAATAACTGAAGACGGTGATAGTACTGATGACTTAAACGGGGTGTTGGCATCATTTCAAGGGGCTGATAACAGTTCAAAAATAATGCGGGTTGACAGTGCTGAAGAGAGCCAAGACCCTAAGTTAATTAAGGTAGACTACCAAGATACTGACAAACTTTTTGAGTATACCGAAAGTTCAGTTCAAGACAATATCCGTATGAACTACGGAATGGCAAGCATATTAATAGGCAAAGAAGTATCGGGCAAACTTGGTACGGCAGGTGAAGAGATAGAAGCGGTTGAAAGCTACAACAAAAAAACAGCTGATGAAAGGCTTATAGTTGAAGAGGTTTATAAAAAGATTTTTGCATTTTATTATATGCCTATTAACCCAACTGATGACTATTCTATTATTCCTTTAACAGCTACTTCAGAGAACGTAGATAGCCAAAATTTAGCTACTGTTATTGGAGTTGGTGGGGTGCAATCAATTACTACTATTTTAGTTGACCCAGTATTAACTCCCGAACAAAAAACAAATATGATTAGGGTTATCTTTGGTGTTGATGAGAATAGTGCTAAAGCTATGGTTTACGGTACAACAATAACAGAATAATGGCACTAATAACGTTTAATGATTTTGAGCCTTATAGGGAGTTAACGGGTAACTTAGACGTTACTGAAAGGCTTAACCCTTATATTAACCAAGCGCAACAATTTGACCTAAAAGAGTTAATGGGTAATCAGTTTTATACTGACCTTGTTAACAACCAATCCGATGCCAACTACCAAGCATTATTAAATGGTGGCGATTACACCTATAACAACCTTACCTATTCATTTACCGGGCTAAAGGCTGTTATTGTAATGTTTGCCTATGCACGTTTATTAGCTAACCAAAATGTTAATGTAACCCGCTTTGGAGTCGTATTTAAAAACAATAGCGATGTATCAGAAAGGGTAGATACTAAAACCTTACAAGCTGCAATAAGTAACGCTAAAGAACAAGGTAAGGCATATTGGAATGAGTGCGAAGAGTTCCTATGCAACAAATCAACTGACTATCCATTGTGGGGTAATGACCCTACGGTAAGTTCAAGAAAAAAGGGCGGTGTTGTTGTTATTGGTGTTGGCGGTAATTCAAACAATAGGTTACGTTATACTTGCCGAGATTGCAACCGATTGAACTGCAATTGCTATGAATTATAAACCGTTTTCAAGCGATGTACTTTTTTTAGGTGGAGTAACTTTTCGCAGGGGTGCTGCGAATGGTTATGTGTGGACTTCCGATGCAAATGGTAGGGGCAGTTGGCAAGCGGCAGGTGGAGGTGGTGCAACCTGGGGAAGTATAACGGGAACGCTATCTTCACAGACCGACCTGCAAACGGCTTTAGATTTAAAGCAAAATGAAAGCATTGTAATTAACAGCAACACTACGGCTGTTTTAGACGGTGTTTATACAGTTGTTGCATCGGCTACATTTACTGACCCTACACCCGCAGAGGGTAAAGGGTTTATGGTGTTTGTAAGGAACGGCACGGCAACAGTAGGGGGAACGGGATATTCAACAGCCGGTACTGTAATAAACAGAATATACCATTCGGGTGCATGGGCTAATTATACTTTAGCACCTACGTCATTAGCAATAGGCACAACACCCATAACAGGGGGAACGGTTGGCAGGGTATTGTTTGAGGGTGCGGGTAATGTTTTGCAAGAAAACGCAATCTTAAATTTAGATACAACCAACGGTTTAATTATAGGCGGAGCAACTTCAAGGGGGACACGCTTAACAATTGTAAACAGTTCAGATAGTGCGGCAGTTCAGAATTTAGTTATTAGAAACGCTGCCGATAGTGCTGACAGGTTAATAATTTATGGTGATGGCAATATAAAATCTTTGCCTTCTAACTTAGGTTTTAACGCATCTAATGAATTACAGCTACATATTGAAAATACAGGTGGAACAGCAGCTAATGTTGGCATAACTTTAAAAGGCCCGAATAGCCATACGTTTATTACAAACAACCAAGCTAATCAAGATATAAGGATAGGTCAGGTAGTTTCGGGAACACCGCAGACAGTTTTATCATTTAGGTACAACAACGATTTTAGGGCAGCAACCGTAAGGGGTTTATCTACCACATCGGCAACAGTAGGGCTAACATTATTAAATACTGGCCCTAATCGTGAATGGGGTATATTAGTGGGTAACACCTCTAATGCAATTTTGGGAACAGGTGGCTTAGGTTTTTTAGACATAACAAGCGATACGTTCGCAATAGCAATAAACGGTACAACAAGAAACGTAGGCATAGGGGCAATAGTAGCAACAGCCCGTTTACATATAAGGGCGGGTAGTGCTACGGCTAACACAGCCCCTTTAAAATTTACAACAGGCACTATACTGACAACAGCAGAAGCGGGGGCAATGGAGTATAACAATACGTTCCATTTAACTAACAGCGATGCTACCCGTAGGCATATTGTAACAGCACCTAATACCACTAAAGTAACAGCAGGCGCACCCTACGCTAATGATGGTTATATAATAATGAACATAGGGGGAACGGATTTTAAAATAATGACAACAGCATAATGGCACTAATAACAGCACCCTTAAACCAAAAGCACCCGCTATTACCCGAATGTGATAGAGAGGTAGATATTAAACGTATTATCATATCCGATGATGAGGTTACACTTGTATTAAGTGTTTATTACCTTGTTGATAGCGAAAGGATAAACAATACAACGGTTAACAATCCCGAATTTATATTAAGGGCTACACCCGATAGTGATATATACAGGAACGCACAAACGGGGGCAATAATGCCAAAGGATGAGAACGACCCTTATTGTGTTCAGGAGTATCAACTATTTATGCTGATGTTAAGCCAACCAGTTAAGATACTTGAAATGGCTACTAACATTGCCTTAGAATATGAAGCCTATGGTCGCTACGATAACTGATAACCCAAAGGTAGAGTTGCTGCCAAAATCAACACGAGGTAGGTTTAAGACCTTAGAACACTTAGACCATCAACTTATTAATGGTAGGCAATTGTATGTACCAAGAGGCACAGTAAGCAACGGGGCAAGCGTTCCACGTTTATTATGGGGTATATACTCGCCTTATGGCACTTATACTTACCCGGCGGTTATACACGACTTTTTATATGAGAATAACCTCTACACAAGGGAGTTTGCAGATAGGCAATTTTTGATTGATATGGGGAGATGTAATACAAATAAATTTACAAAGTGGCTTTTTTATTACATTGTGCGTATATTTGGCTCACTAAATTGGAATAAATACAAGAAATAATGGTAGAACTTACTTTAGAACAAGCAACTCAAATAGCAAATATGTTGGGTACATTACCCGCCAATCAATGCTATAATGAGATTACTATATTATTACAGGCTATAAACAAAGCGCAACTACCAAAAGCGGAATAATGGAGGGGTGGGTAGAAACAATTGTAACAGCTATTGGAGGCGCAGGGGGCGGTGGTTTCTTTGGTTGGTTTTTTACCCGCAAGAAAAGCAATGCTGATGCCAAAGGTAGTGAGTTGGAAAACGTAGAACACGCCATCAAGATTTGGCGAGAAACAGCCGAGAAACTAAGTGCCAGGGTTGATGAGTTGAGCAAAGAGATTGATGAGATGAGGCTTGACTTAATAACCGTACACCGTGAAAACAAAGCCCTAAAAGATTATTTGTATAAGCGTGGTATTGATTTTAGCATAATACAAAACGAAAGCACAATCATATTTGATGAAGCAGCTAATAAAAGGAAGTGATGGTAAGTATTCGTTAAGGCGTGTGTTGGCTGTTTTTTTTTCAGCCGGTATTTGCTTTCATGTTACCTATTGCACCTTTAAAAACCAACCTATGAACGATGGTGCTATTGCAAGTATGGCAGCATTGGTAGCAGCTTTACTATCTCTAACAACTTGGCAAAACACTAAAACAGATGCAACTAACAAAGAACTTTAGCCTTAACGAGTTTCTACATAGCGATAAAGCTAATGACTTAGGAATAAAAGAGCAATACACTCCACCTCAATTTGTACTGGATAACATTGATAACCTTGCAAATCAATTACAGGTTGCCCGTGATATATTAGGAGAGCCTATGGTATTTACAAGTGGCTACCGATGCCTAAGAGTAAACAAGGCTGTTAATGGTGTTTCAACATCAGCACACTTATCAGGTATGGCAGTTGATATTAAATTTACAAGTCAAGACCACGCTAAAAGAATTATTGATGCTGTTATAAAGGCTGGGTTTAAACGCATTGGTTTGGGTTGGTCTTTTATCCACGTTGATATTGA